AAGTTTTATTATTAAAGATATATTATGAAAAAGTTATTTATTATGTTACCTATTTTGTTTTGAGTGTTATTGTTTTCTTGATGTTGAACACAACAAGTTATTGAACAGGTTGTAGAATATGGTAATCCTATTGTTATTACAGAAGAACCAGTTTGAATAGTTATTAACGCACAATTTACACAAGACTTTATAGATAACTATCAATATGAAGATAGTGAATGATATATGTTTGCTATAAACATAGATTGATATTATTATAACACGTTTAGAAAAGATAATGGTTGAGTTGGTAATTCACGAAAGCATTGATTGACTTGAGCCATACCTGCTTATAAATTTAAAGAATGAGTAGATTGGTATATACCATTCAAACAAATTAAGTTAGCTAATAAAGATACTTATTGATTTCACTATATGTATTTTGTGAAAAAAGATAGTTATGATATAAAAATTTCACCAGTAAAAGAATGAGTAGAAACACATCATATTAGTTATGAGTTTTATTATTAACCTTTAAAAAATGGCAAGAGAAATAACTAAGACAGAAGCACCTATCAAAATCTAACAGCGATTAGCCACCGTAAGTGGCTTATATGTCAGAGATAACCCTAAAGGTTTGACTTGACTAGAAAATAAATCCCACAAGTTTCCCTGTGGGAATATAGGGGAGCTTGGTATATGCCACCGTGATAGGTCGGCTCCCCTGAATTAACTTAAAGATATATACATCTACATAGACCGCACCACGTTGGAGAACGATGCTAGCAAAAGCTCCATTAAAATCTGAGTATGGCATTAAGAGTCAATTCATCTTTGTATGAACACTTGAAACCGATATGATAAGACGGGATTTATGTAGAGTTGTATATCCTTAGATAACCTTTTAACTTATAATATGTAGAGATGAAAACAATCTGATTGAAAGACTTAAAACTAAAAGAAGTTGAAGAAGTAGTTGAAGAAGTAGTAGTTAAAGAAACTAAACGAAAACCATTATTTCTTTGAATGAAAGAGAAAGATATTTTTAGGATAGAATATTTTGATGATTATATTTCTTGATACAATAAAGATTGACTACAAACTTATTATGAAAACTCTGATAAATATTGGAGTAAAAAAGAATATAAAGATTGACTACCAACTTATTATGAAGACTCTGATAGAGATTGGTTGAAAAGAGAGGACTGAAAAGAGATAGAATATATAGATTGAAAATACTATATAGACTGAGAAGAAGCAGAACTAATATAATATTTTACTAGATAACCTTAACCTATGGAGAGAGAAGACCTTATAAAAAAATATCAAAAAATACATAACGCAAAAGAGATTGTATATCCAATTGAAATCATTTCTGACCTAGAGGAACTAACAGAAAAGCCTGTTGTTGATATTGAAGCTATAATGAAATTAAATGGTAGTTATGTTTATGTTGGTGATAGTAATTATATAAGACGACAACATATTATAGAAAATAAAATCAATGAGATTATAGAGAAGCACCTCACACAGAAAGACTAAACAAGTAAAGACTATTTATTATATAAGATATTAGAGGATGAAGAAACTAACAAAGAGAATAGAAATTGATTTAGAATTTGGAAGTGATTTTCAGAAAGAAGTATATGAGGGTATGATAGTTTTGGTTATACAATCTGTCCAATTAAGAATGGAGGAAACGCACAAAGGTAATTCAATAAAAGTTAAGATATTAGATAAATAATTTTTAATTACATAACAATATATAGAGTATGATGAAGAAATGCGAATCTTGTTGAAAAATCTGAGACACAAAAGAATTATGACAGGAGTGGCTATGTTTAGATTGTTATCTAATAAAATATAAAATCACTCAAATATTTCCACTAATATCAATCATAATTTTAATAGCTATATTTTTAATATATATATAACCAAATTAACCTTTTTAACCAAATAAAACCTATAACAGTATGAACCAAGTAATACAAGGAGAATGTTTAGAAGAGATGGACAAACTAATAGAGCAGTGAATAAAAGTAGATGCTATTATTACAGACCCACCCTATTGAACTACTGCTTGTGCAGTAGCTAGTTATACTAAAGAATGTGAACATTATTTTGTAGATACTTTTTGAAATGTTTGAAGTATATGTTGTAGATGCTGAAAAAAACAATGACTTTTAGATATAAACCAACAACAGATGGAAACCAACAACATATGGAAACCATAGAGTGTTATCAATTAAATAAGGCAAAATTTAAGAGGACTAAGATAAGTAATATTTAGATTTTATATTATATTATCAGAAAGATGAAAATAAATTTATTATATGTGTTTTATCTGGTATTAGTTGTGTTAATAATAATTGAATGGATTTTTTTTATTCCTAATATATAATATAGAAATGAAGAAGATAATACATTGAGATTATTTAGAAGAGATGGAAGAAAAATATATAAATATAATAAAAGAGAGACTAACCAAGTAAAGACTTTTTATATATTAACTAAATTATTATGTTTTCAATAACAAAAGATGGTAAAAAGTTAAGTAAAGATTTATATACACGAGACGAAAAAACTAAAACACTATCTACTAATGAATGTTGATTAGTATTAGATTTTAGTGATTGTTCTGATTGTACTTTTTATACTAGTTATGGTTGTACTTTTGATACTAGTTCTAATTGTACTTTTAAGACTGATTCTGATTGTACTTTTAAGACTGGTTCTAATTGTACTTTTAAGACTGGTTCTAATTGTACTTTTAAGACTGGTTATTATTGTGTAGTGGTTCGTAGAGATATATACGAGGTAGTAGAATTAGAAGAAAACAAAACAATAAAACTTAATTGATATTTAATAAAATGATATACTAATATAGGAGAAACCCATACAATAAAGATAGACTGAAAAGAGATAGAGTTGAGTGAAGAGAGTTATCAATCATTCAAGAAACAGTTTGAGTAAACAAGTAAAGACTATTTATATAATTAACCCTTATGAGATATGAAAGAGATAATGGAAGAACTAAAAGAAAATAGTAAGTGCCGAAGCATATCCACTATTGTATGATACTTGGTATCACAAGGAATGACTTTTATGGTAGGTAATATTACAGAGGATGAATTAAAATATCATAAAAAAATTATGATAGAAAATCTCAAATTCCTCACAAAAGATAAACAAGAGTGTTTCTATTGTTGAAGTACTGATTGAAAATGTTTATGTGATGCTATGGAAGAAACTGAAAGAAGAATTGCTGATGAAAAGCAAGAAGAATATAATACAGAAAAGCCTGTTGTTGATGTTAGGGACATCAATGTCCCAGACATATATATAACACAGTTCAAAAAGGTATTATCAGAGCGATGGGAATATATACAAGAAAATGGTAAACATTGAAAAGATTGTCATCAGATGTATATGGATTTTGTAGAAGTAGGAAAGCACCTCACACAGAAAGACTAACCAAGTAAAGACTATTTATATATTAACCCTTATGAGTTATGAAAGACATAATAGAAACCTATGACAATATATTCGAACAATTAGTAGAAGAGTTTGTTAGGGTATACTTTACAGAAGACGATGATAGCGTGGAAGATTATTATATTATAGGTAGTTGCTGAAGATTAGCACCTTATACTGTAGGGATTGGAGATGATTACTACTTCCGAGATATATGTCAGATGTATGAAGCACTTAAGAATGATATACCTAAAGAGACGTTATTGAAACGGTATGATTACAGTTATGATATATACCAAAAGAACTCAAAGAACGATAGCAAGAAAGAGGATGAACATATAATCAATCTAGTAAGTTATACGTTGTGAGCGTTACCGTATACTAAAGAAGACAAAGCAGAGGCTGAAAGGAATATCAAATACGCTAGAGATATGTTAGAGGAAAGCATTAAAAATAACATAACCAAGTAAAGACTATTTATATAATAACACTTATGAGATATGAAACGAAGCCAAATAAAATATGATGATATAATGTGGGCTAAATTGGTATGTAATCACAAATACATAGCACTAACACTACAATAGCGGTAGGATATATGGAAGGATAGCTAGATGTGGACTCAATGTATGACGTTAAAAGCCAGACATCCACAAACAGCGCTTGAAAGGGTAACAACCTTTTCCTTCCCATAAAAATATATTATATAACAAATAAACAATAATGGCATATAACTTAGTATTATATGTTTTTTTTATAATTGAAATTATTATAATGTATATATTTATATGGTAAATGATTATATATGAGAATATGTCTATTTAGTTCCTATACAGAAGAAAGGATCACAGATAACGTATTTTTATATATCAAAGAATTATCAAAACATTGTGAAAAGGTTGTGTTCATAACCAACCATAGAGATATAAACTCTATAGATCTAATTAGACTTATGAATATATGAGTACAATTAGAGTTTGTAGCTAACTGATGATATGATTTCGGTATGTTCAATAGTTTCTTATTAACAAACAAAGAGATCATAAACAAATATGATCAGATACTATTATGTAACGATTCTATGTTGATCATAAACAAACTAGATAACGTATTTGAGTGGATAAACAACCAAACAGCTGAATACCTATCACTAACAAATAGCTACGCAGACGAACAAGCGATAAACTCATACAACAACGCTATGGGTAGGATAGAGAGATGATATATACCGATAACCCAGAGTAAATTCCAGGAATCGTATTTTCTTGTGTTATCATGAGAAGCTAAGAAGCTGTTAGAGCTACCAACTAACAGAATATACAGTATGAAAGAGAAGATAGTCTTAGAGTACGAATTGAGATGGTCTGAACTAGCTAAAACTAACTACACAACAGCAGTTATGTACGAGATAGACGACTACATAGCTAAAGGTGTATGTGTTAGGAAAGATGTATATACAGACGAGGTATGTAGATCATGATGATGTACGCTAAGTTACGAAGCAGCGCCAGAGTTGGTTAGGTGTTGATTACCACTAATGAAAAGACATTACCTAAACGAAGAAGCGTATAACAAAACTATAGAATTTTTAGTATCTAATCAATACAAATGCTTATAGAGAGACGTTATGAAGACCTATGTAAGAAGAAATCAGACATCAACGAGCATCTACCAACGCTCTACAATTTAGCTAACGAGTGTAAAACTATCGTAGAGTTAGGTACAAGGAACGCTACCAGTACAGCAGCTATATTAGCTGGTATGGAGAGAGACGCTAAATTCATCTCGTATGATATCAACGAATCAACAGAAGCTAGAGAGTTAGAGCAACTAGCTAAGAGATGTAATAAAGATTATACGTTTATGATCGGTGACTCAAGAGGGGTGGATATAGGTAATGTTGATATGTTATTTATCGATACACTACATAACTGATCATTATTAAGAGAAGAACTAAAGAACATAGTAGGTAAAGTTAACAAATATATCTGTTTCCACGACACAACAACGTTCTGAGTTAAATGAGAGACAGAAGATGAGTGACTATTAAAAGCTATAGACGAGTTCAAACAAACGTATCCAGAGCGAGATACTAGTATAACATATACCAACAATAACTGACTAACTATATTGATTAAAGATAACCCTATTATAGTATATACAGCTATCTATTGAGATTTCGAGACACTAAAGAAACAACCAAGACAGGATATAGATACAAAGTTCGTATGTTTTACAGATAGAGATGATCTAGATGTAGAGGAATGAGCTAAACGAAATATCATCATAGATAAATCCAGACCTGAGTTGAACAACAGGATGAGAGCTAAATACTTCAGAACACACCCGTTCGAATACTTTGATGCCGATAAAGTTATATATATGGACGGTAGCGCTAGACTATTAAGAGAGGATTCGGTAAGATATTTCGCAGACCAGATCAAAGAACACGATATATATAACATCCAACACCCAAACAGAGACAACATATACGATGAAGCTAAATTCTGTATGATGTTAACGGCAGATAACACATGACCAAGGTTCACTAAATATATATGAATGCCACTAATAGAGCAGGTAGAACATTATAGATCACAATGACTACCAGACAACCATATATTCTGTGCTACATGATTATTATGAGTAAAAAGATCTAACAAAATCATAGACGCGCTAGATGAACGGTTCAACGAGAACAAAGAACGAACATACCAAGACCAACTATCATTCCCGTATGTTGTATGGAAGAACGATATAACTAATAAATACTTCGAACTACCATGAACGCTATGGAAGAACGAATATATAGTTTTTAATCCTCATAAGAAACCTGACTAATGGTTAAACTATCGTTATGTATTCCTACATATAACAACCCTAAATTGATAGAAGCTTCTATAGAGAACTTAGAAGATGTTTTAGAGTGAATAGATTACGAGATATTGGTACTTAATGACGGTACTGATGACGAGACACCACATATATGTGCTAACGCGATAGCTAACAACCAAAAGATAAACTATATCAAACCAATAGATAACCTATGAGTAACTAAAGCGTGGAACGAGTTAGCTGATAGCGCTAGAGGAGAGTACATCAGTATAATAAACGACGACGTTGTATTCCCTAAATGGTTCTATCATAAGATCATCAAAGCTATAGATGAGGAGACAAGAGACGATATCATGATGTATAACCCTAGGTTCAGAGAAGAGAGAGAGGACTACCCTATACAATACTACGGTAACCATATATGTGGTCATTGCTTCACGTTCAGAGCTATACATAAAAATAAACTGTTCCCGATACCTGAAGTGTTCAAGATATTCGGTAACGATAACCGGTTATGACATAAGATCAACGATCTATGATACAACCAACGTATAGTACACGATGCTATAGCGTTCCATCTCAAATCACAGACAGTAAAGAACATACCTAACACAGACGTACAACCATACAAAGATATGTGCGAAGAGATGTGATGGACTATACCTACAGTATACCCATTACCAGAAGATGATTTAGATTATAACAAAGTGATATAACATGAGGAACTGTATACTATGTGACTGACTTAAATACTGAGACCAGTTTATAGAGAAACGACCAGAGAGGGTAAGGTTCTGTCTTAAGTGTGCCAACAAACATAGAGATGATACTAAGTATGAATGAGAGCATTTCTGGATAAGCTGAGACCAAGGTAAAGGGTACTTCGTTAAAGACGGTAACGATATAAGATACATGAGCGAAGATGAGGTAGCTAAGATAAATAAACTAAGTACAGTAAAGATCATGAACAACCGCTACAAAGATAAATTTGATAAAGAATCCAATACCAACAAAGAATAACATAAACGTTTTACATTATTAACCAATAGAATGGCTAAAACTAAAACTAAAAGCTGACCTAAATGACCTATGAAGAAAGACGAAAACACTATCAAAAAGTTATTGGACTGATTTCGTAGTGATTTTACTATATCAGAAGCTTGTTCTTGTGCTTGAATAACTACACAAACCTATTATAATCGGATAGAAAAAGATAAACAACTATTAGACGATATAACTAGTGCTAAAGCATATTGTTTCGCAATGGCTAAAAATAACGTAAGGAAATGATTGAATGAATGAGATAAAGAATATAGCCTTAAACGATTAAAGAATAGACAGAACAAGATATATAGCGAAAGGAGTGTAGATGAAATAGAATGAGAGGTGATACATACAATATCAGAAGAACAAAAGAAAGCTTTATTATCTAGACTAGCTTTAGATGAGTAAACCATATACCCATAAAGAGATACTATCAGACAAGAATCTAAGGATCGCTTATGGTGAGATGGACTTCTTTTTTTGGTTTCAATATCATTATTGATTCAAAGCTAAGAAGTTCCATAAAGATTGGATGAGATCTATGCAAAGCAAAAACAACACATTTATAGAAGCGTTCAGAGCCAGCCGTAAAACAACGATAGCTAGATGATACGTATGTCGATGTATAGCGTATAAGAAAGAGCCGTCTATTATACGACAATCGTATGAAGACTCGTTAAGTTGAGAGTCGGTAAGAGAGATAGCTAAGATGTTGTTCAAACAAACAGTTGTTGATGATTATTGATATCTGTTCCCTATAGAGAGGAAAACGGAGGATCTATCTAAGAGATCGTTATCTAACTTCGAGAGTACATCATGAGTAAAAGTTACAGCTAGATCGTTATGACAAACCATTAGATGATCTAATACGTTTGATTTAAGTATAGGAATAAGCGCTAGACCTACATTATTGGTATTAGATGATATCGATGTAGTGAAGTCTGTTAATAGTGTAGATATTATCAATAATAACGAGAAAAAGATATTATGAGAGACTATCCCTGCTTTGGATCCGTTAAGAAGGAAGATCATATTCTTAGGTAACACCATCAACGAGGATGGGATAGTACCAAGATTCAGAAATAGATACAAAGATTCAAAACAATGGAATATATTTGAACAACCATTACTTGATGAGAAATGAAAGAACTTACGACCTGAGGTGTTTACTGACGAAGTTATCGAGTGAATTAAAGCTGACGGTAAGACATCATTCAACCAGAACTACTTACTTATCCCTAGTACAGCAGGTAGCGGATGTTTTGTGAGAGCTTATTTCGATTATTTTCTACTATCACATTTCGAGGACCTAGATAGTATCCTCAAGAAACCAGACCTAAGGTGTGCTATATCTATAGATCCAGCGTTTAGTACCAACGCTAAGAGTGATGACGCTGTTGTTCTAGGTATAGGTGAACATAAGATATCTAAAGGTTATTATCTTATAGATTGATACGCTAACACATCAGCACCAAGTAAAACAATCCAAGCGGTGATAGTTATGTATAACGGTATGGTAGCTAACGGGTTCGCTCCATCATATATATCTGTAGAGAGTGTTACCATAAACAAACAACAAACCCAATTCATAAAAGACCTAAAAGCTGAGCTATTAAGATACGAGATAAACATCCCAGTATACCTATACAAACCAAAGACGAACAAAGTGGCTAGGATCAAAGATACGTTAGAAGCTATCATGAGTATGCAATGATTAAAATTCAACCGTAATATATCAGATACAGCGTTCTTATCTAAAACAGAGACACAATTCCTTGAATTCCCTAACGCTGATCATGACGATATTATCGATTGTATAGCTCAAGCTGTAGAGATGTTCAAATTTAGAGCAAAATCAACAACTTCAGCCCAACCAACTAAACCAACGAGGTACTTTAATCGTGTACTTTGAGAGTATGTCACGACAAAATAACAAATATGTCAACTAAAAATGGAGTTTATAGTTCTCAATAGATGTATCGTTGATACTCTACACACAGTAAAACCGACACCAAATACCGTTTATACACATACTATATCACAAATAAACAATAAGATAAGTAGATAATATTTGTATTGATATATATTAAGGGTATAATGTAAATAACAAATAAGGCTTTTACATCTACTAGAAGCTATGGCTAAAGACGAGAAAATAGATAACGCTAACCACCTTGAAGCGTTAGCTCATTTCAACAAGAGGTTCAACGATATGATGTCAGCAAGAGAGGATTTCGAGAACGATCCTGTTTATGCACGAGATATCTTCGACAAACAGACACAAGCTAAACGACATTACGATAACGACGGGAAACTGGTTGTTAATTTACCGTTAGAGAATAATCTGTTAGAGGTAGCGGTAGGTAGACAAGCAGATAGAGTTATATTCGATGTAGAGCCTATAGGTGAAGTTAACATAGAGCAAACTATGCCATCTAAATATGCGTTACAGTACTATCTAGAGAAAGAATGATTCCATACAGAGAAGAAGAACTTCGAGTACGATAAATCTAAAACAGGGACAGGGATATTCTTCACATGACTAACATGCGAGAAATCTACCAAATATAAGATCAAAACAGATATAGAGATAGAGTCAGACGATCTACGGAACGACACCAACTACGATAAATATACAGAAGAACAACGACTATTCTCACCAAAGAATATACCTATCAGAAGCTTTTGGTTGGATGATAGAGCGATAAACCAAAACGATATCCAGAAAGCTGAGGATTGTATATATAAGGAGAGGATAAGTAAAGAGGAAGCAGAGCTAAGATATAAAGACAAGAAAGGTTATATGCGAACAGATAATATAACAACAACACCAGATATCTATCCCGCAGCATGACAATCCAACAACGTTGTAAATACAGACGGGTTAGATATATACTACTACTATAACAAACTAACGAAAGATTTCTGGATCATCATCAACAAGACAGATGTGTTGTTCCAAGGTAAACTATTATATAGTAACGGAAGACTACCGTTTGAAGCTGCTCAACATTACCCAAGAAACGACGCGTTCTACGGTATCGGTATCTGTCAGAAGATCGGTTACCTTAAAGCGTACAAATCAGAGATGCTACAATATATGTTAGATTGAGCTAGTATCAGTTCAGGTATCAATATGATAGTATGAGACGGTACTATGTTGAACGGACAGACACAGGCAGGTAAAGTTAATATACGACAAAGTACATGAGATATAAGCCAAACCCAACAAGTGAAACTAGACGGTAACGTAGCGCAACTAAGCGGACTACTAACATTCTTAGATGATCTAGTGGTACAAGATATAGGAGAGAATATCAAAGCGCCATACTCTAGCCCAGCATGAACATTAGGTGAGGTAGAGATCATGGAAGAGAACAAAGCGATAAGATTAAAGACTGTAGATATAGCTAGAGATATATGTATGGATAACGCGCTAACTAGTATGTTACAGAACATCCAAGATTTCGCTCCAGCGTTATTGAAAGAGATCGAGAAAGACGATAAAGGTAACATTATCAAAGTTACACGACCTAAGATACAGATCAAAGATGTAAGTATAAAGAAAAAGAAAGGTAAAGTAGTTATCGAAGAGGATTACGGTAAATACGGGTTCTTCGAACTAAAACCAGAGACTATCCAAGGTGATATGATAGTTAAAGTAACAACACCTAACACATGAGATAAGTTCCTAAAGAGTATCGCTATCAAGAAATATACAGACTTTGTAGGTAACTATAGTATGTTATTGAACGCGTTACCAGACGAACAGAAGCTAGAGCTAGTGAAAGCGTATCCGTTAAGCGATGTAGTAGAATATATGAAAGATACATTCAAGATAGGTGAATCACTTATAGCTAAGACGAAGAAGAGCAAGACAAGAGAAGAGAATCTGAAGAAGATAGAGATGTTAAGAGAGATGGTTATGCCACAACAATGACAACAACCTTTACAACCTAACTGATGACAGAATGAACAAGGTGCGACACAAGATCCTATGGCTGCTATGAGCGGTATGAATGAAGCAACATGATGAACAACAGATAAAGTTGAAACAACTCAACCAGGAGTTGGACAAAATGAAGTCGGTCTATAACATTATAAAGTTCGACACCAAAGATTTATCTGAGGTTAAAGAGTTATTAAAGTTATTAGGTAACGAGAGACTGAAATATATGGTAAGGTATCTAGAGAGACTGAAATACGAGATCATCAAAGATACAGCCAGAGTTACAAGCGATGTTGTTATGATCAGAGCAAGGGATGGAGGTATCCAGACAATAGAGACTATAATAGCTGATCTAAACAAAGCTAAGACGAAAGAAGACTTCTTCAATAGAGCGACAGGAGAGAAAGAGAGTATCAAGAAATAACAGTTTTATTTACCTTATATATTATACTATGTTCAACACTTACGACGAAATGTTCGCTAGCCAAATAGAAGCGGTTAAAGCAAACATAACACGAGTAGAAGAGAAATCAACACCTTTACAAAGAAAAGGGATAGTTGGTACATTACAGAAGATCGGTAGAGAGTTAGAAGATCTAGTATTCGGTATCGAGTTAGACAACGTTAACAACAACGAGACTAAAGAAAAAGAAGTTAAGTAATACGTAGATCATTAACACTACAAGGTGCGGCAATGTAAATATTGCCACCATCTCGTAGGATAGCGAGTTATGCACCTCTTGTTATTCTACTAGACTGTTGTACTATTTACGACAGGACATTCTACCCTAGGTGACTAGACGATTGTTTTATATTTCTAACCTACCAGAAAATGGCAGACGAAAAAAATACTGAAGAGCTTACTCAAGATGAACTCATAGCAAAACATGAGACTGAGAAAGCGGAACTACATTCTAATTACGAGAAAGGGGTACAGAAGGTACTCAACGAAAAGAAAGAGAAAGAGTTCATGTTGGACGCTTACGACAAACTCGTAGCTGATAAAACAGCTATCAACGAGCTAGCGGAAGCTAACCCAGAACTTACTCAGAAAGTGTTAGACAAATTCTTTAACAAAGTATCTATCGATGAGGTTAGGACTCAGTCATGAGCAGATAAACCTACCGTAGACGTTAAACAACAGATCGAGCATGGAATACAAGAGAGTAAAGTTCAAGACAGAATCGATTCATATATCGCTAAAGCGTGATTAGAAGGAGAAGATAAAGATAAGTTCTTAGAAGCTATGGAAGAAAACACTCCTAAGAAATGAATATCTCTATCGAATCTTGATAAAGTACTCAAACATTCTTTGATGGACGTTAACCCTGATATCGAGAAAGTTAAAGAGCTAGACAACAGAGTCAAGATAGCTAACAGCCAATCTATTGGATGACAAAAGATAGCTGACAGCAAAACCAAAGAGACTGACGCTATAACTAAACAAGTACAAGAGAGTATAGCTAGAAGCAGGATCTATAATAAATAAACTTTTATTTGATTATTTCAATTACGATGGCAACAAGAACAACAGCTAAAGCTTACGCAGTTCTTAAAGATTGTAATTCACTTAACAAAGCATTAGATCATAGAGTAGCTGGTAACTCATTAGCGGCTAACCCAGGTCTAGTACTTACAGAAACAAGTGGATTCGCAGAAGAAGCAGGAGCAGCAAGCAAATGTATAGGAGTATGTACTCAAACTAAAACTTTTGATTCTGATAACGAAACAGTAGCAAAAGACTTAGTAACTTATGAACCAGTATTCGCAGGTAAATCACGAAAGATGCCTATCGAAGGAGGTTCAGTAACACAAGCAGATGTTGGTAACTATTTCGGTCTTACAGCTGCACAAGCGGTAGAAGGAACAGACTCAACAGCTACTAAAACAAGCTCACTTAACTGGAGATTAGTTGAATTCGTTTCAGCTACTAAAGGATTATTTGAAATTGATAACGATATCGTAGACTAATAAGATAAAGGGTGCAAAAATTCTTTATTTACTAATTTTATTCACATGGCAGGAGAAGTTATCTTCAATAATGGGGTAACATACGCAACTGGAGCTTCAACAGTCTTCAACGCATATATTACTGAAACCATTAAACAATATAGAATGGAAGAAAGTGAAGATCTCAAAGCAAAAATGGGATTCACTACTACGACAGCATTAAACCCAAACCAAGTGTTCTCAACAGCATACGGTATCCAATCACTAGATAATCTAGGGGAAGGAGAAACTAAGAAAGAGATGGACAGAGAGATCGGTCCTAAGAAAGGTTTCGCTATCAAAGAATTTGGTAACAAGATCACTACAACTCATCTATTTACAGAACGATCTAGAAAAGCTAAAGATCTTGCTGGAGCGCCTGAATCTATCCAAGCTGAATGTGTTTCTATATCAGAAAACGCTAAAGTATTGATGCAAGGAGCAGAAAGAAGAGTTATGGAAGAGATGGTTAAACTATGGACACTAGGGTTCGCTAACACAGCGTCATACGGTCCAGGATCATTGACACCAAAAGGACAATTCTTGTTTGATGACGATCATAGCATATCTATGCTAGGAACAACTCAATCTAACTTGTTATCATCTGGTACTGGAGCGTTGACTTCAGCTAGACTTCAAGCTGGACTTGATCAAGCTAAAGGTATGTTGTTCGATAACGGACATAGAGTAGGTCAACCGAAAGGAGAAGCTTACAAAATCTTCGTATCAACAGTAAACGCAGTAACAGCTAGACAAATCCTTAATACTGAAGGATCACAAGCAGGTATGTTCTCAGCTAGAGCTGATAGTGGTACTAACGTTCAATACAGCGGAAGTATTGTTAACCAATACAACTTCAAAGGTAACTTAGTAGAAGTAGTTGAACTCGATATCTTAGGTACTTACGATAACACAGGTACAGCTATCGGAACAAACGATTACTGGTTTCTAATGAACGCTAGATATATAAGAGAAGCAAAAGCTTTGAGATATATCGATCTATACCCTATCAAAGTAAACACTTACTTTGTAGATGATACTGACAACGAAGTTGCAGACATCAGAATGGGATTAGCAGTAGATCATTACGGAGCAGAACTCGGATTGTTCGGTTCAGTAGGATCATCAGCATAATAGATACAAGCATTATATATATAGGGGGGAGTGATTCCCTCTATAGAATAAAGTTTTTATACTTTAACCCAAAAGGTGATGTTATCTATGAAAGAAGACACTGGTAAACGAGATTACCAAACTTACGCAAGAATATACGCTAGCGACCCAGAAAGAGCTAAAGCTTACAGAGACGAGGTGTTAGGAAACAAAGAAGCTGAGGTAGATGAACAACTAGAGAAGATCCAGACGATAGTAAACGATCCAGCTGAAGCATTGAAGACTGTATACGAGAAATGAGTTGAAGATATCAAGACTATCAAAGACGAGAGTACAGAGGTAGAGAAGAGAGCTGAGTTAAGGAAACTATTGAAAGCTGAATGAGTGAAAGTAACAAACTTCATGAATCTAGCTAAACTAACAGAGCTAGCAAAAGAACATAAGATTATAGAATAAACTAAACAACATAAAATGGTGTGCTTTTATCTAGGAACATAGAAACTATGGCAAATACGTTTGATGATATAGAGACACGTGTCTACTACCTTATGAGCCAGAAGACAGACTCAAGCACATACGATAGTACCAACCTAGTGAAACCGAAGATCAACTCGGTTGTTTCTCAGATATGTAAATGAAACTATACTAGCGTTATGGATCCAAAGAAAACGTATGTAGCAGCTGATCTAAGATTCTTGAGAACGAAGACACCGGTACAACATTATAGATCTATAAGCGTTACAGCTGATTTCGTTGTATGAGCTACAGAGATCACCTGTACTACTACCAACCTCAACGCTACATGATGATCGGTTATATATAAAGGTAACGTCATCCATTATACAGGTAAAAGCGCTACCCAGATAACATGATGTACTAACGTATTGATAGCATGAACAGATAACGATACTATGAGGAAACTAGAATCGGTAAGTGTAGACACATCTAAACCATTCAAGTTAACGTTATGGAACGGGTTCGAGCAAGAGGTAGAGTATCTAGACTCATTAGAGAACAAAACCAAATGATCATATTATAGTATAGTAGGAGACGACACAAGTTCTGACCAATTCCTAGATGTAGTAGGTATAGAAGACGAATATCTGTTACGGTTCTATAGTTACGATAAATCGACAGATATGACAGCAGGTATAGATGAATGTACGTTACCAGAGAATTACGGGATAGATGTAGTAGCAGCGATAGTGGCATGAGAGTTATTGCGAGGTAAAGAGCAATACGAACAAGCTAAAGCGTTACTAGCGATGTGATATACAGCGTTACAGGATATGTATTCGTTCTATGTAGACCAGATAAAGAAGAACCAAACAACGATAGAACGAATAAAACCATCTTTTAGTTCCTTAAAATAGATAAAAGTGGAATCAACTATTATAGAGAAAGCATTTAGTAAAGGATTTATTCAATGAGCATGAAGAAACAAGGTCTCGGCTGAATATGCTTCCTATATTAGAAATTGAAGGATAGATAACGGTAGTATCACTGTAAGGAAATGACATCTAACACAGATAGTCGATAACACCTGAACAAGATGTAGGGGGATCACAGCAAACGAGCAACAAGGTAACCTAATGATAGCAAAGAACAGTAAATTATGGAAAGCTGATACAGATATAGAGACATGGACAGAGATAGATAGTATATGAGATGATTCAGACGCAACATTCTTGAATTACGGTAAATATACTATGATCTTGAAAGCTGACGAGACACCGTATTATTACGACGGTACGACATTCGCGCAGATAACAGACTGAACAGATATAGATACATGAGAGAAACCGACAATAGGGACGGTTTTTTCTGGGTTCACGGTAATAGTTAGTAGTATTGACAAAAACAAGATAATATTCAGCCAACCGATAGTAAGTACCGATCAAGCAAGATGTTGGAAGTGGAAAACAGCTGATGGACATAAATCAGAACGTATAACAGCGAGATCAGAGGTATTAGGGATATTATGAACACTAAACAATATGTTCGTATGGACCAAAGATAGCGTAGAGTATATGGATAAGAACTCTATCAACTCTATCAACGGTACAGCTGCGTTATATTTGAATGTTATGGGTGAATGAGACCAACTATTATCGCCGAAGATACCGGTATCAGCTAACGATTTAGCGTTCTATATCACAAAAGATTTCGTAGTCAAGAGTATCGGTTACGTATCATGAACAACAAACACGACTATATGAGAGCTAAGCGATAGAGAGTTACTAAACATAAAATGATTCTTAGAGACAGACCTAAACGCGGACCAGACAGAAAGTTTCGGGTTCAGGAACGGTAACGTCATACAACGACATCTAAAATCAGCTGATAGTTTGATTAACGATATAGTGTTGATATACGATATCACTAACGATTCATGGTTATGCGACAACAACAAATATTTCCAGAGTATGGTCAAGTTCGATACCAAGATATACGCAGGTAGTATCCTAAATAGCACGATATTCAGAGATAATATATGATACGACGATGATTGATCATGAATCCCGTTCGAGTATAAGACACAACGGATGAGTTTCGGTAACCCGGTAACAGACAAGAACTTCCAAGGGTTCGAGATAGCATGAGAGATCAACAGTTTAACGAGTTTGAATATAGATATATTACTAGACGACAGCACTATCAACAGTTTGAATATAGATTGATCAGAATACTCTACAGATCTATGAGATAACGCTATAGGTGACGCTCCGGTATGATGAGACCCTATATGATGAAACCTAGCTTCGTCAGATATGACACATTTCGAGAAAGTGGCTGATCATTGACAGGTGATGTTAGACGGTAAATCTATACTACTATATATATACGGTGAAGAGATATGACAAAGGTTCTATCTAGATTACCTATCATTCTTCGTAAAAGGTAGAGTGAATAGCTATGAATTACGCGATAAATTTTAGATTGTTACTAATAAAAGATGGGTTCACAATTAAGCAATATCAAATTCCAACTAACAAGCACATGTACAGCAACACAAGCGGCTGCTACCACTTTTACTGTAACTAACGACACTATAGAGGATAAAGTGATAACAGCAACCAACGCTAGCGTGTTGATAAGCTCTTTGAACGGTAAAGTCATCGAGAGGTTTGTTGGTACGTTCGCAGCTGGTACATTCACTATAACAAGTAGATGATTAACAAGCGCAGATTCAGAGACAGAAGATACAGATCTCCAGAAAGAACGAAGAGTGTGATCTATCGGTAAGATAGTGGCGTTCGCGTTCGATAACCTGGATGTAAGTAACGACTGAACATGACCAGAGATAAAATGAGATATAATATTCAGCTGAGATAACACATTCAGCGGTATCGATACATTCACTAAAGGGTTGAACGTACCGGTATTCGCAGACTCTACAGCAAGAGACGCAACTATAACAAGCCCAGCTAACGGTATGGAATGTTATCTAACAGATACATGAGAGTTTAATGATTATACAGCATGATCATGGGAATCAAGAACAAGCGGAAGTATAACACCTAACGCTAGTGTAACTGTAGCAGGTAAAGTAGAACAAGCTACAGACGCTCAAGTATGAGCAAACACAGAGACAGGAGAGACATGAGCACCGTTGTTCATTAACCCTGATAGTGTAGTAAAGACATCATGATCAGTATATACACCAGCATATCTTACAGGTGGAAGTTCAGCTACAGCATGGTGAGCTACATGGACATGAGTAACTGATTGAGAATTCACTATAACAATAGATTGAACAGCAAGAGATATAACAGGATTAGATTTTAGTTCTACTACTGATGAAGATTGAATCGCTGCAGTAATCCAAACATGAATAAGAGATACAACAACTAGCACAGAAACATGTGTATGGAGTACAGATCATTTTATAATAACAAGTACAAATACAACAAGTTCTAGTGCAGTAACGGTAACAAGTGCTGTATGAGGTTGAACATGAACAGATATAAGTTGAGTATGAGCTACAGAATATATGGATTCGGAATCATGAGTATGAACAACTACATCAGCAGTAAGTGATACAACACAAGACGAGAATAAACTACCGGTATTAGACGCTACAGGTAAACTAGCTAGCTGATTTATGGATACGTATGTAGAAGCTACGGTAGATGCAGCAAAGAAGTTTGGTTGAGATGGTACTGATTGAGCGGTAGACTGAACAGCAGATATAACATTAACAGGAACAAATAGTACACTAATAACTAAAAATTACACATCATGGACAGCAGGAACAGCAGCTAGAACATTTAGTGTTGGTACATTGACAGGATGTGTGTTTATCATAAAAATACAATGAGATTGTGATCTAACTAATTGGACTATAGATTGAATAGGTGGAATAGGAGCATATGACGCATGAGCAGCACCTAGTGGAGAATCAGCTAGTTGGATGCAATATGTTGTAGCAACAGCATGAGCTACAGGAGCATCTAGTGGATATGCTTGAGGATGATGAGCAGGGTTCACAGCAGATGGATCAACAGCATCAACATGAGCTGCAGGATGAGTAAAACCAGCACGACAACAACTTATAGATATTATACCTAGCAGGAAATACTTATGATGCGCATGAGCAACAGGATGAAGTTCAGAAACAGTTAACACTCATAGTGTTACTGGATGAGGTTGATGAGCTATGATTATCTTCGAAGTGTGAGGTAACCTAACAGTAGATTCAGGGACAACAGATATAGATGTATCAGGATGAGCAGGATGAGTAGCGACAGTATGAGAAAATACTGGATGAGGTGGTTGAGGTGGTTGAGTGTTCGTTATGTTATATAACGGTACATTAACAGGAACAACAACACCTACAGTATTAGGATGATTAGGTTGAGCTGGTTCCGTTAATCAATGATGAGCAGGATGAGTATGAGATTACTTAATAGAAAAGAACACAGTATTTGCATAGAAAAATTTATCATATAAATAACAGAAGATGGCAGGATTAAGTTCAGCAGCATATGGTAGGATCATGGCACAAGCAGCTAAACAATGAATAAGTGCTAGTACCGTCAACAATAAAGCAACGAGTTTGGGTTATTCAGTACCTTGAAACTCTAGTCCTAGTAGTTCTACTAACGGATCAAGGGATATAGGTGGTAGGACATACAGCTCTAGCGGTCAGTATATGTGATATACTAACAACCAGTCATCTGGTAGTTGATTACCTGTTAGTACGCCAAGCTTGACATCGACCAAAAGGACAGATTATTTCGGTGATGTTAACAAGAACAGATCAAACACAGCCAAATATACATGAAGTTGAGTACAACTATCTGACCAATCATCATTACAGACAAATTCAGAAGACTTCAAACCTATATCACTTACCAAAGATATGAGCCAATACGGTGAAGCTATGAAGATAGCTGAAGGTAAGATGCCATGACTACTAGAATCTAGGAACGATATCATAGCTACAAACCTATACGGTACATGAGCAAAAACAAAAGACGATATTAGAGCGTATCTAGCACAACAATGAGGATTCAGTTCAGCCACCGCTATAGATAGACAGAACACGGTAGAGTCTATAGCTGCTAGGATGGGTATCACTAAAGATACACTATCAGTAGAAGACCAGTTGATGAACGACGCAGACGCAGAACTAAACGAACTTAAATTAGAGAAAGATAAAAGTTTACTATGGAAAGAGATAGATCATGTATCTGGCGAAGATGTTAGAGAGTTGAGTGATTCAGAACTACAACCATTAGCGGATAAGTTAGGGATGACGTTAGAGGACGCTAGAGCTTACGAGCAAGAGAGATTAGCTAGTCTACAAGAATACAAAAGACCGTATGACGAAGCGGTAGCTCAACAAGAGTTAGATAAAGCTAGAGGGATAGAGGACGCAGATACAGCGCTACAAAGAGCGTTAGACACTAACGAGAATAACATATCAGACGTAACAAGGGACGCTACTAGAGCTATCCAAAGCTCAGAGATGATATGAGCGTTAAAATGATATAACCAATCAGAGTTACGAAGACAAGGACTTACTAGCATCCAAACAGACGCTGACGAGTTATTAAGAAGGATCAGAGTAGATATGCAGAACGATACAGACGACACACTCAAATACAAGACCAGACTATCAGAAGATTTCGTTACCAGTATGGATACTCTGAACGCTGACTGGAAATCTAGCATGCAAGACGAGAGATTACGAGGTACTAACACTATCAACACATTATTAGAGAAATATAGCCCATCAGAAGATATCTTGACAGACGAGCTAAACAAATTCGCTAAAGAGTTCGGGATGAGAGGTTCAGAGATCATGCAGAGATATGTAAGTATGTATAAAGAGATAACTAACGACGCGTACGAGAAAGAAGCACAGATAGCCAACATCAACAACATATACAGCCAGATAGCAGCAAGAGAAGCTGCTATGAGCGAAAGTCCATCAGGAACACTAACAACAGCAGAGATATCATCATTATTAAAGATGAGAGACAACCCTGAAGCTAGCGACGAGACTATAGCATGGGTAAACAGTATGCTAGGTATATGATCACAACAATCACAATACGACCAAAAACCATATACACCAGTAACACAATCAACCCTAAATAACGCTATGGGTACATTATTACAATCATCTAACGACCCTAACGCTATAACGAACCAAAGCCTACAATGTTGAGCATGAGTCAACGATCGGTTACAGAGCTTCGGTGTTTCAGATGTGAATATGTTTGTAGACCCTATCAACGCTAAGACAGCACAAACAAACAGCGATACAGCAACAATAGGAAGTGTAGCGGTATTCGATTTCAATAACGATTACGGTCATGTAGGTATAGTGACCAAAGTAGACGGTAACGGTAATCCTACAGAGATAGCTGATTGGAATTGGGGATCAGACGAGAAATATAGTGTACATAATATCGACGCTAACCAACAATCAGCTATAACATGATACTTCGACCCTACTAAAGCGCAACAAACACAAGAAACACAATATGAAGAACACAACTGAATAACTTTATGACCACAATATGAAGTATTATCTGCTAGTAACAAAAGTATAGTTAAATGATTATTAGACTACAAAATATCACTACCACCAAGAAACAAAGAATACAACAATATAATATGAGCAACAATGGAAGCTAACTCAGAATGGAGTGATGTAACATACAAAGAAAGATATGATTTCAAGAAAGTATGGAATAAATCACTTATCTGATGATGAAACCTATCTAAAGTTGCTACAGCGGTACAGCATCTATGAGAGCTAGAAAAATTATGAAATGAGCTTGAATGACAATCAAATATCCAAGTAAAGAATAAAATCACTAACCGAGCTAAATGAGCGTTAGGTGATCCCAAGATAACAAGTTATGAGGTAGCAGTATCAGCTGTTGTCAGTGAGTTAGCTGGAGCGTATAAAGGTAACGCTAGTGCTAGTGAAGCTGATGTTAAAGCGTTTAGAGATGATGTATGAATAGAGTTATCACCTAAACAGATGCTAGCTTTTGTAAATGAAGCAGCACATTTATTATTCGGTAAAATAAATACTGAAGCAGAATGATATTATTGAGTTATGTGAACAGAACCATTAAGTATATTTACTCAAGATTGACGAGATTATTTGTTAAGTAAATGACTAAACGTAGATTATTATTTCAAATCACCAGAAAGATCATGAGTGGTTGATATTGATACACAATGAGAGATAACACAGCCAGAGACATGAGAATGAACAATACAATCAGTACCAACAAGCCCATACTCAAGACGACAATAGTAATTTATATGTAAACGATGATATCATGGCAGGATTAACACCAAACTATTGAGGTATAGACCTAGGGTTCATGGATACACCATTAAACAGGAACACTACAGTCAACAGACAATCAAATATAGAGACTTCACCTAGTGTGGAGACCCCAGATATTCCTATGAGTAAAATGCCCACACAAGAACCTAAAATAGATACAGCTAATCTTAAACAAGATCCGTCTATGATGAGCCAAGTACCACAACAATCATTAAAAGTAGATCTCAAAAGAAAACAGCTAGATATGCAGACACAACTAGACCAATCACAGAATATATGATACACACCATGACCAGCACCAAGTTTGATGGACAACGAGGTATTTATGACACCAGAATACCAAGCAGAGTTAGACACAAAACCATATCTAAAAGAAGCGTGGGCTGAATTAGATCAATGAAGGAACTATGATGCAGCATTTAGAGATATAGTAAATGGTATGACTGAAGAAGAGCTAACTACCAACTATTGAGATATAGATGTAAACCAACAAAGATCGTTATTATGACTAGCAGCAGATATACAAGCAGGTATGCCAGTAAGTGAATTACAGATGTATAGTGATTTACCTAGACCATTCTTAAAAAAACTACTTAAAGATAAAGATCTAGCTAAGATGTGGCATGGTAGAGCGTTTAGTGATAAAAGAGAATCAAAATTCGAATATCCTACACTAATAACAGAAGACAATCTAGCAGATATGGATATATGGGAAAGACTTAAAGGTAACCAGAAGATATCAGAATCATGATGGGAAGCGTCATGAAACAAAGAAGATACCACATTATCATTCCTATGAAACGAAGCACACCTATGATTAGCAGCAAGACTAGTTGGTAATATACCAGCAGGATTCAGGACGATGATGTCGTTTATGGGTAACTTTTTTACCGATCCAGAAGTAGTTATAAAAGATATGGCTAACGGTATAGCACAATGAGCTAAATGAGTACGACAAACAGCGTCTACTGAATGAGCTGCAGGAGCTATAACAACAGTAAATCAATTAGCTGATCTAGTTGTAACCAACCCAGAATTGGTATATGGTTGACAGTTTACTAAGATGATGAAGCAATGAGCTGGTAAAATATTCAATATAGCAGATCAAGCATTAACACAATGAGCAGCATCTATAACAAAAACATCATGACCATGACAAACATCCCAGTATAAATGATCACCATTACACGCATACGCTACTGATTATATATTAGGTAAAACTAAAACAAAAGTAGCGTCATATTATAACAAAGGTAAGATACCAAAGAATTTCAAGGACCTAACATCTAAACAACAAGCAGATGTACGATCACAAGCTTCGTATGATGTATATAAAGACGTATACGGTAAATATCCAGAAGGATTCAAAGTACCGTATGCTAACGAATGACGAACAATAGATACCACACCATACCAAGCACCACAAGCGCCAGGTCATGTTCCAGGTACAGCTACAAGCACCATGAAAGCGTCACCGTTCAACCAATGAGTGAACGCTGAAGGTATGGCTACTATAAGACCGGTAGTAAGAAGAACAAAGACTATTGATTCGTTTATTGACCAAGGAACAGCTAACACTATAAAGAACCTCAAAAATGATGCAGGTAGGGTGAAAGTATATGAAGACCATATAGAATGAGCGCAGACATTATTAGAGAATAAAGACGTTATCCCTTATATATTTGATGAAGCTGGTAACCCAACAACATCAACCATACAATACACAGCAGTAAGCCAAGCGATAGCAGAAACCAAAACAGATATATGGAATTTAGTTGAACCTATGGTAGATGAAGCTACTAACGCTGGCGCTACCGTTGATGTAGCTCCGTTAGTTGAGAGTATACAAACATCTATGCAATGATCAGTATTAAGTGACTGAACTATGATCCCAGGCGCAGAATCAGCTTACAGTACTATGAACAAATACCTTAATATGTTGATAGACGAGAACGGTACATCAAAAACAATGAGTGTTTCAGACGCACAAAGGATATCACAAAGTATAAATAGACAAACCAAAGCATTGTATAACGGTTGAGGTTGAGACATATTAACCAACATAGCATTAGAGGGTATAAATAGACAACTTAGACCAGCTATAGACACAGCTGTAGAGAAAGTGTTAGATACGCCATGACTTAAAGATCTCAAAAAAAGACGATGATCATTGACCAATATAGAGCCATCAATAACCAAAAGATGACAGGTTATAGACAGACAGCCAAAAGCGTGACTCTTTGGATGACTTTCTGATATATACGGATGAGCAGAATTATGATGAGCAGTTGCTAATTTTGCTATGGGTAATATAGGATGAGGTATAAGCGGTCTAATAAAGGCGTGATCAGTAAAACTTATCAACAAATATATTAAAAATAAGAATGATAGAAATAGAGCGTTAGCTAAGATGTTCATGGAGGTAGATAAACAGATGAAAGGGTATAAGATACCTGGATGATATAGAGGTATCAAGATCAAACCTAAAACTAGACCTACAGCAACAGAATGAACACCGAAACTAGAGACAGAAACAGTTATGAAAGCTACAGAGGTTAAACTAAATAGAGCCGAGAAACTGAAAGCTAGAGCAGCTAAAGAGAAAGTTATCGCTAAAAACAAAGTGGTAGATAAAGCTAAATTTGATGAGGTTAAGAAAAACGGTACAGAGATAGAGGATAGCAACACATGGAAAGAATGAGATATATCTGAACTAGGTACATTAGAGTCAGGTATAATATTAGAATGAAGGATCAGGAAAGTCAAGATCGATGGTGAGCTTATACTAGAATGAGACGCTGAACCTGTATACAGACTAAGTAAAGCAGATATCAAGAAAACCAAAGCAGACGCATTAGATACGTTCACTAAAGAGATGGAGGAATGAAGTCTAGCTACCAAGAAATGAGAAGGTAAGATAGACCTCAAAGAACAGAAGATATGAGCAGGAAGGAATATGGCGATGGAAGCTATCCTAAAAGAGTACGGGATCAAGAGTATCGAAGACCTACCAAACGATGTAGCTATGAAAGTTATCGAAGCAGCAAGAAGCAGAAGCACAAAGATGGAAGCGGAGATAGATGAGCTATTAACACCATACAAGAAAACATCCAACACTAAAGCTGAAGCTATAAAGAAAACTAACTCACCTATGGATCTAGAGACAGGTAAACCTAAACCTACAACAAACAAGGTTGAATGACTAGAGACCAAGAGATGATTATTCTGATGAGAGGAAGCTAATAACAAAGGGATAGATATCCCAGCAGATACAGCTAAAGCGCTAAGAGCAGAGAAAGGGTTGAGTGCTGACGACATCATGAAGAAATACCCAGACATCCAGCTAAAAAGAGATGTACCGGTAAAAGATATAAACGAGTTATCGTTAGATAAAAGTATGAAACTAGCTACAGAGGTTAAGTGATTATGATCTGTATTTGCTGAATGACCTTGATATTATTTCACCGACTCTATTTCTGAAGCTCAATGATATGGAGATAGTATTATAGAGTTAGATATAAAAAAATGAACTAACTTGTTAGAGAAGACATCACCTAAACTAACAGATAAACAGATAGATGATATATTAGGTTCGTTTGATAAAGAGATATTAGATGATGCATGATCCGATCGATCGGAAAATTATGATGATGGTATAAATCAAATAAAAGATATGATAAAGAAAAAAGATAACCCGTTAGATCAGTTAATTGATATACGAGCTGAGATATTGCATAGACAAGACCCAGAGAAGTTTGTAAAAGCAATGAAAGATAACGGTATAGATGGTATCGTTATAAAGAAAGACTGAAGTAACCATTATATACTATATAACACATCCGCTTTTGAATCGATAAATAACACCAAATAAATAAACTTTTTAACCCTTATTATTAAAACGATGGCAACACTAGATGTAAGAAATTACGATTACGCTTCGTTCTCTGTACCTAATGCAACAACAGATTACGATGTGAAGACCAACCAAACAGCTTTATTCTCTGAGGTAGATAACGCTGGATATGTTAAGATAGAATCAACAGCAATCATCACAGTGAAGTTCAACGAGACCACTAAAACAGGTATCCCGTTTGTAGCTAACGAAGCACAAGAGTTCGGTAAGAACTTCATCCCTATCAGAAGTATCAGCAACTTGTATATAACTAACGCTAGTGGATGAGCCGCTACTGTACAGGTTATATTAGCTGCACCAGATGACGGTGTAAGTACCACTAACTAGTTTTATTCTTTAAGAAAAGGTGTACATGAACGAATTTGATAAAAAGAATCTAGAGTTATCTGATATCACTACTAAGGTGTTGAATCTAAGAAATGAGTTCAATACCATAAACGAGATGATAAAGAACCGTAACGAGGATCTAGCGGTAGTTAAAACAAAACTAGACACCACTAACGATAACTTAACGAAGCTATATAACGAGATAGACAAGAAACATAACTTAGCTATGGATAAAGTCAGAGACGAGGAGACAAGGATCAACGAAATCCAGAGAACTAGGAATATCGATCTCAATAATAGAGAATCAGCTATAACACAAGCATGAATAGACATAAAAAAGATGAAAGCTGATATAACACAAGCTAAAGATAATATCAAGCTCTTAGAATCCAAAACCAAACAATGAGAACTACTATACGCTAACAAAAATAAGGTTTTAGATGAAAAGATAGCCGAATATACAACTAAATCACTAGAATGTGACCAGGAGATAGACGGAGCGAAGATAAGTAAAGACGTCAACGATATCAAAGAGAAGAATCTAGACGACAGAGAGTTGGAGTTGATAGCAAGAGAACAGAGGGTAGAGAAAATAGAGACTAAGATCGATACTAGAGAACTTGAGATGAATACACAAGAACAGAAGATAGCTAAAGATATAGCTAACAGTAACAAACTATTACAAGAGATAGCTTTATTTAATAGAGACTATATAACTAACAAGAAAGATCTAGAGGAGAGAGAACACAAACAATGACAGATAGATAAAGATAACAAAGAGAGATCTAAACAACTAACTATATTAGAGATGAAGATCAAACAGAAAGAGAGAGACAGAATTTAATGTTTTATCATATAAATTAACACAATGGCTATAATATTACCAAATACATGTCCATGGGCAGCCACATACACGTTCGTTGATGGTAACCAGAACCAACTATCACTCATAGATAATCTACCTATGAAATACACTAACACAATAGTTGTGACTAACTTAGACGATACCAACAACGTGTATATTAGTCCTAAGACATGAGCTACTAGCGAGACAGAAGAGTATACTCTTAAACCAGGACTGACTATCAGTTTCGATTGGAGAGAAGACGCTCAATTTGATTTATTTATCAGAGGTACAAGTGCTAGTAAAATAACTTACTTTATATGTTAACACATTAAGACATGGCAATAGTGAATATAATAGGTGGATGAGGGACATGAAGCTCTTTTGTTGACCCTATGACTACAGCATGAGATATTATTATAAGAAACAGTAGTAACGCTACAGATAGATTAGCGATAGGAACAGCATGACAGGTACTGAAAGTCAACGCTTGAGCCACAGCATCAGAACGATGATCAGCAGCTTCAGGTTGATGAGCGCCTAACGTTAAGAGGATGTTAATCCAAAGCATATAAAACTATTTTAATCTTTAATATACTATACTATGAAAACTATCAATTTAACAGCAACAACTGACAGCTTAGAGTTAGTTCTAATAGACGCTGTAACAACAACAGCATTAGATTGGACTTGTCATTATTACGATACTACTATAGCTGATGGTACGGTATTAGAGTGAGTATATACAGGAACAACTAACGACACAACAGCGGTAACGATATGTGCTGCACCAGCATCAGGACACGTAAGAACTATCAAAGACTTGAGCGTATATAACGCTGATACGGTTACGGCTGCTGTTATAGTACAGTTCAACGCCAACTCTACTATAAGGGTGGTAAGACGTAAGAATCTAGATACACTAACATCGTTCAGTATAGTTGACGAGGATTCACCATCTACATGATATGTGGATTGACCAGCATCAGCTACCGACGGTAACCTAGCGTTATTTGACGGAGCTACAGGTACAGCTATCAAAGAGTGATGAGTGCCAGTAACAGCGACATCAACAACGACATTCACTAATAAAACATTAACAGCACCAGTAATATCTTCTATAAGTAACACAGGTACGGTAACTTTACCTACAGCTACCGATACTTTGGTTGGTAGAGCTACTACAGATACGTTAACTAATAAAAGAGTGACTTCAAGAAGCTGAACAACAACTTCATCAGCTACTCCTACTATAAATACAGACAATGTAGATTTCTATTCACTAACAGCACAATCAGAAGATATAACGAGTATGACGACGAACCTAAGCGGTACACCGACAGAAAGACAGACACTTTGGATAGCTATCACAGGTACAGCAGCAAGAGCTATAGCTTGGGGTACATCATTCGAAGCTAGCACGGTAGCGTTACCAACAACAACAGTAACTACAGCTAGATTAGATGTAGGGTTTGTTTGGAACACAGTAACTAGTAAATGGCGTGTAGTAGCATCAGGATAGAAACATTTAGTTCTTAAATAATTTTAATTATGGCATTAACAACAGACTTAGAAGCGTACTATAAACTAGATGGAAATAGCGATGATAGTGTTGGTAGTAATGATTGAACCGATTCTAATATTACTTATGTAACTTGAAAAATAAACAACTGTGCTGATTTTAACGGTAGTAGTTGAAAGATAACGATAGATGAATCAAGTCTACCGTTATGATCTTCAGATAGAACAATATATACACGGATAAAATCAGACGCTAATAATTGAATAATTTGGTCTTATGGGCAACGAGGATGAATACGTAAGATGATGTCGTTAGGTATATCAGCTACAGGGTATCTTACGGTATATAACTATTGAGCTGATTATACAACAACACAACTAATAACACCATGAACACGATATTTTGTTCTAGTAACATATAATGGTACTGAAGAAGAGGTGTTTGTTGGTGACACTAGTATATGAACATATACGGTAGCGTTAGACACAACAGCGTCAGTTAATTTCACTTTAGGTAACTTCCCTAATGTAGGAGCGGGTGGACGATATGATGGATTGATTGACGAAGTTTGAATAATGAGTAGAGTAGCAACATCTACAGAAATAACAGAGCTATACAACTCTTGAGATGGGTTACAATACCCGTTCACATCTACAGCTAACACCACAGCGTTCTTCCAATTATTCTAATCTAACAATATTTTATATTTGAACTAACCAGATGAACTTATCAGCTAACACTGAATTTTATATGAATATATGAACTATAGTAGCGGTACTATTCTTCTTCGCATGAATTATCTCTAAACATATAACGCTTAGGGATAAAGTGAAACAACTAGAGAAAGATACAACTAGAATTAAAGCTAAACTAGATGTGGTATGCGAGAAACAACAATCAAGCGAGGTTATGTTAGCTAAGGTTATGACGCAGCTCACCAACATCCAACTAACGCTAGGGGAGATAAAGACACAAATAAGAAATAAATAGTAGTTTTATTGTTAACATTATATACTATGGAACAGTTTTTACGAACACTAGCATTAGTACCTTTAATTGTAGCTATAACACAAGGTGTAAAATCTATCGTACCAGAAAGCTTCTATAAATTCTTATGGATGTTCTCTTGCGGGTTAGGAGTACTAGTAGCATTCGGATATGTATACGCATTGAACATCGTTGAATACAACGACGTAATGATTATTATGGCAGGTGTGATAGCATGACTATCAGCTAGCTGATTGTATGAAGTAAGCAAAAATACTGTTAGGATCTTTAACCCTAAAAGTGTTTAAGCGACAACAAAAACAGACCAACAAGGATGATAATAATGTACTTCTAGTACTACTGTTTATCTTACTGTTGGTCTGTTTATTTCTTGCGACTTTCGAGTTCGTATTCTGATCATAATTTAGTGTTTACTTTCTAACCAAAAAAATATATAATGGATGAGATCAAAAAATTAGAACACCAACTAAAAGAGATAGAGGAGCTTATAGAATCCAACATCTGATGAGATACCAAATATATCCTAGATCTGTTCAAAAAAAGAACAGCTATAGAAAAAAAGATAGATACACTTATATTCAGAGATTTTTAGTATTCTAAGCAACATAAATTATGATACCCTATATAGAAGCTATATTCTTGTTCTTGTTCGCTTTACTGTGATTTATAGCACGATGATATAATGGGTTTCTTGTCGCTACAATAGTAGTTATATTATTTATTTACATAAGAAACCAATTATCTAAATAGTTTTTATTCTTAACCATATATTATGGCAGAAGTAAAAGGTAGACAATTTAACGCCGAATGTAAAGAAGACAAAAGAGATTATCCGTTCACTGATTTCGCTGAGTGGGCTAGTGGTGACGAAGAGTCGGTACGACCTAAAAGGAAGTTCAAAGTACAGAACCAAAAGAACACTCCAGCATGTTTTGAATGAAGTACTAAAGTGCTTATGTGAGATTATTCATATAAGAAAATTATGGATATAAAAAAATGAGACTTTATATTAAATTCCTGATGAATTGATGAGGTGGTTGATGTTATAGAAAAACAAGCTGATAGTTTAGTAGATATAAAAACATATAAGACTAGATGATGATTATGAAATATAAGATGTACAAAAGACCATACATTTTTTGTTTATGAAAATAATGAGATAATAGAGAAAAAGGCTGGAGACATTAAAAGATGAAATTTTGTTATAGAAGCTATACAGGATATAAAAGAACAAGATGTAGAGAAAATAGATATACTTGATTATATATCACATGATATATATATGACAGATGATTGATTATATTTATACAATAAACAATGAAACCAAAAATATGCTATACCAAGATATATAAACATAGATGATAGTTTTTTGAAATTATGTTGATATTATTTAGCTGAGTGAAATCTAATATATTCTTCATGAAATATAAATGGTATAATGTTCACATTTCATAGAAAAGAGAAAGAGTATCATGATGAGGTTATAGAATCATTAAAGAAAATATATAATTGAATATCATACTCTATATATGATAAATGAGATAATGCTACCACAATAGAAGTATATTCTAGTATTATATGACATCTATTCAAAAATATATTCAATAGTTTATGTTTTAATAAAGATATACCTGATTTTATTTATAATTTACCATACAAAAAATTTAAGGTATTGTTATCAAGGTTGATATATTGAGATTGATATATAACTATAAGAAGTGCTTTAGAAATATGATTATCATTAACAGCAGATAAATTGATAAATAAAATAAAGAATAAATTATATAATGAGTGAATTTGATGTTCTTATGAAATTAGAAATAACTCATCAAGTACACAAAAAAGAAAAGATATTTACTGATTATATTTTTATTGAAAAGATGTTGTTGATTTACTTCCAGAAGAATCTGAATGAATAACACCAAGACCGCTAAGTAATAACCAAATACAATTCTTTATTAGAGATTGAAAAAAATATGTAGCTAAAAAAGTTGTATCAATAAATACTGAAGATATATACACACCCGTATACGACTTAAGTATTAAAGATAAACATGAATATATTGTTAATTGAATACTTGTACATAATTGTACTATGTATTCAGCTTGTCATATCAGTAACTGACAGAATATATTAGAAGATAAAAGGCTGTGAGTAAAAAGAGAACAAGTAGACCCGTTATGACCATGGAACGAGTTCTGTGCCGAGAGAGGTAACTATAACAACTGAGCAGCTATCCAGACCATAGCGTTAAGACATAAAAAGAAAGGGTTTATTGAGGGGTTTGTTACTATATCTAGACAGACAGACGAGCTAACACAATCAAGACAGATGAAACAAGCGATAGATATGTGATGTTTCTTGTCTAGTGGATCAGCGTTCTGAGATCGAGCTACCATCAAAAAGACTGGTATGTTCTCTGAGAGGACTGACGGTGTGTTCACATGACACGCTTATTGTTTTGTTGATTATGTGTTAGATGGTGATGGTGAAGTTGAATACTTCTGGGCTGTTAACTCATGGTGAGATACATGGGGGATACATAAAGGATATTTCAAAGTATACAGAAACCAGTTGATGAACCATTATAGTAAATTAGTATTCATAGATAAAGACGACTCAAGGAACTTCGCTAACTTCGAAGAGATCCAGAAAATCAAACAAGCGATAGCTATCCTAAGAGACGTATATCATAATACCAAGAAAGAAGAGGTGCAGAGATATTTAGAGAAGGTTCAATTTTGACAATCGTTTTCTGATATCTATTGAACTATTATATAGTTTTACTATTAACCTGAAAAAGATATTCATAAATTTCCTCTTGACATTGTTAAGGAAATATATAGTATTGGTTGTGTTAGGTAGTAATCGCTCCTAACAGTTAGTAGCAGAAGCTCTAACTTCTATGAGGTAATACACTTCTAGTGCAATCAGTATTATAGACGGGCTACCGATGTAGTTATCTATCAAACTATTACACAAAGCGATAAATCTTTTTTATCACTTTTTTTTTACACATGAAAACATTATTAACATTCCCATCAACATCATTAAAGAAAAACACTACACCAGCATGAGATGTGAACTATACGATCTCTATCAACATCAAAGATTTACCTAGAGAGCTGAACGATTGGAGAGAGATCAACCCTAGATGAGTTAAGAACAATATAGTATACAAAGCGATAAAGAACTCGCTCAACGAAGACCCTACAGGGTTCTATAACAGGGACAGATGATTATCTATAATAGCTGACACTGTTACCTATAACACAGACACCAAAACGGTTGGTGTGATTTTTACCGATCACGATAAACATGGTCTACTTGACTGAGGTCATACTTTCGAAGCTATCCAAGACTATCTAGATGAGGTTACAGAGACAGAAGATGATAGCATAAACATCTATATTAAAGTACAGATAATGATCTGAGTACCTAGTATAGATATAACAGCAGATATAGTTGAATCATTGAACACATCAGCGCAGGTGAAACCAGAGAGTATCATCAACCTAAGAGAGTGATTCGATATCATCAAGACTTCGTTAGAGAGAGAAAGCTATTCTGATAGAATCCATTACTCAGAATACGAGAGAGATCAGGACGGTAAAGTCAAAGATATCAGTATCACCGATATAGTGTCATACCTTATCTGTTTTAATATCAGTAAATACACAGACGAGACCCAACCAGTGAAAGCGTATTCATGAGGTAGGAGTATATTCAAAGAGTTCGAATCAACATCAGATGCGCTTAACTGACTAACACCGTTACTTAAAGATATCTTAGAGCTATATGATCTGATATATATCAACTACCCTAACCTATACGAAGGTAACTTCGGTAACCTAACATGAGTGAAAAGTCTCAGCAACTGACGTAATATCATACTACCGTTTATATGATTAGAATCTAACTACGTTATCCCTAAAGGGTTTATCTATCCGATCCTAGCAGCGTTCAGAAACCTAGTTATCTTTGATGACAATAACAATGCTAAACGATTGATAAAACCTACAGAGATGTTCGGGCTACTATGACCTAAACTTATCAAGATAGTATGAACTAAAGCGTTAGAACATAAAAACCCTAACAAACTCGGTAAAGATAAAGATGTTTGGACTAAATGTTATGACGAGGTAGAAAAATATCTATTGAAGAATAGAATTTACTAGAACATATTATATATATTTTTAAGAATAACAGTATGTTTTATTTGTATTATCTGTTGCAAAATTAAAAATAAAATATATACTTCACTTAAATTAAAGTCATCACGCGACTGTATTGTTAGTTTGAAAATTCCGTAATGGAAATGAAAAATCCCATGCTAGGGAACATATACAGTTATAAGCCCTACGCTTTTTGTTGTGATGACTTTGAGAGTGGGGCTTTTACTTTATTCTAAAAAACTATGGCTAATAAAAGAATGTTTAGTAATCAAATTATCAATTCTGATGTATTTCTTGATATGAACATGTCAGCGCAAGCATTATATTTTCATCTAAATATGAACGCAGATGATGATGGATTTGTGTCACCTAGAAAAATTATGCGTATGTTGTGATCTCCAGACGATGACATCAAATTATTGGTTATGAAATGATTTGTTTTACCTTTTGCTGACTGAGTTATTGTTATTACACATCGAAAAATAAACAACAACCAAATCAAGTTAGATAGATACACTCCAACGCTATATAAAGAGCATCTAAAAACCATGACCCAAAAAGAGAAAGTTTATAGTTTAGAACTAGTCGGCATACAAGATGGAGACATTTCGGAACCGAAGAGTAGAGTAGAGAAGAGTAGAATAGAGAAGAAAAGAGTAATAAATACCTCCAAAATAAATTTGGAGGAGTTTGAAAGATTTTGGAAACTTTTCCCACATACAAGGAAATGAAAAAAAGCAGAAGCTAAGAAATACTTTATAAAATTAAAAATTAAAGATGTATTAGAAGAAGTTAAGCTGCTGACGCGAAAAATAAAGATAGGATTACAAGACGCATCTTTTGTTCCAGCGTGTGATAGATGGATAAGAGATTTTACTGAGACAGGTGAGGTAGTAAAAGAATCTATCTTCCGTGAGATGATAATATACCTTAAATCTTTTGAGTGAGAGAAGAGAGGAGAGATATCACAGAAAATGAAACATGATTTCTGAGAAGAGTTTATTAAATGATTATGGAAGATGTATTGACAATCGAAGAAGATCCAAATGAGATTTACAGATGATAATGGGAGAGTAACTAAGTTTTAATTTATATTTTTATTTATGGATAAAGTTGTCGATTTTTTGAAATACCTATCAGCAGATGGATTCGTAGAGATAAACAACCTCAATAGTTTAACAAGCTATAGAGAATCTCTATGAAAAAGAAATATATATTTCTGTGCTTGATTGAAAGAGAAACTTACTTGTAGATGTAATGATGATGATATTGGAAAGAAAAGATATTTCGCTTGTGACTTCGATATTAGGGTAGATCATCACGAGAAGACAGATAAGATTATATCACAAGAAGACTTAAATAAAGAATCAGATAAGATTATCGAGTTGTTGAGTAAAAACGGGTTCGGTGACTTCTGTGCTAAGGTATATACAGGTAACTGATTACATCTGTATTACGCTTGAGAACCTAGAGAATTTGATAAACTTATATTTGCTGATGGTGTAGAATATATTTTTGAACAGATGGATGATATAATGAAACCATTATGATACAAGACAGATAAATCTGTTACCAATATCGGTAGAATACTCAGATTACCAGGTAGTATAAACCCAAGAAAGAAAGACAAGAAGGATATGAAACGAGATATGTGAGATATAGAATGTACACTAGAATACTTTGAAGAGAAAGATTCGTTAGCGTTCTCAGGTATAGAAGAGTTCGCTAAACAGTACAAACTAGATAAAGAGCAACAGAAAATAGACGAACAGAAGATCAAGAATATAGTCAGAACAGAATACAAGAAACCAGATAATGTATGGAAACAGATAAACGAGATCCCAGCATGTGATGTAGCTTGTGATATATGGTGAGTAACTATCTGATCAGATGATGGTAAAGACAACATACCATTAAAGGAAGAGAAGAAGAATATGTGAGCATACCGATATAAACCACATAACGTCATAGTAAACACATGAAGCTCTATAATCAAAACAGATAAAAACTATTTCACTAGCTACGAGTTAGTCTATTACGAATATGCTAACAAAGACGCAAAAGCTGTGCTTGAATACTTCAAGACACGCCACAATATAAACATAGATAACAAGAATCTATCGATAGATATCCCTAAAAAAGAATATAAAAAACAATGATATCTTTACGGTAACGAGACTTTTGATACTTTTGATTGTGTAATGAGTTGAGAGCTTGTAACAGTCATAGCTGAATCGAATAGTGGTAAGACATCATTCGCTATGGATATAATACAAACAAATACTAAACGCTGAAAGAAATGTTTTTATATCAATCTAGAGTTCCCTATAGAAACTATGTGGGAGAGTAGATGGTTGTTCTTGAACTGAAAGAAGAAAAGGAATATAACAGATATAGATCCCTTAGATGAAGCAGAGGTGAGAATAATGAATAAATATGTCAAAGAGAAGATAGCACAGTTTGATTACCACAACGAGCCAAAAGGTATGACGATAGACGCTATCATAGAGTTGGTACAAGAGAAACACAAACAATGATATTGATTGTTTGTTTTAGATACATTCTCTAGGATAATATGAAACCTTGATAGTTCGGTAGCACATAGTAGCCAGAATAAATCTATGGAGATACTACAGGAGGTGTGTCAGAATCTATGAGTTGTAATAATAAACCTACACCACACAAATAAGAAATGAGATTTTGAGTGAAGTAAAAAGATTATGGATCTAAGTAATGTATTTATTATTATGGAGAAATCAGAGGATGATGATGGAAACAAGACAACAAACTTTATGTTAACTAAAGATAAATATATAACGAGGACAGAAATACAAACATATTATACAAAACAAGAATACGCTTTACATCCACCAGAGAAACCTTTTTAATTTTTTATTGAAACTATGTATATTAAAATCTGAAGATTCAAACAATACGAACGTGAGTTCGGGATAACTACGCTTATCACTCATGTTTGATTATACAAAGATGATGACAAGCTAGTCAAACGACTAAAACATACACCAGAGATCATGGCTAAGTTTTGTGGTAAGATCGATGTAACTATCCCAGAGATCCAAGACCAACTCAAAGAGCATGAGATAGATAAGTTACTACCACCAAGAGAATCTGTTTTATTTGATCATATCCCATTAAAATGACTATGAGAAAGAAAAAACATTCAATCAAAGAATACATAGCACGTAAGATCCTAGAGAAAGAGGAAGAGAAAAAAGAGACAGAAGAAGAGAAGAAAGCTAGGGAGCGAAAGTTTTATCTTAATAAATAAAAATGAGATACAGAGTCTATTCAACCAAGCACATCTACGAAGACTACAAAACACCAAGACAGGTAAGAAGGGCGTTAGAAGAGCAAGACGCTTTCCTAATTACCTATATATTTGAAGACAAAAACGAAGAAGAAGAGAAAATCCCGTGATGATGGCAAGAATTATTAACCTAAACAACACAAAACACTGTAAGCTATATATTATCGTTTGAAAAGTTTTATTCTCTTTATATTAAAATGCAGTACAAGAAGCATACACCAAAAACTACCAAAAAAAAACCTTCACAAAAAAAAATCACCATAAAAAAGAAAAAACTAACAAAGACTAAAATAAAAGAATGTTTACGATTTTGGTTTGGTAAATTATATATTAGGTTAAGGGATACAGATAAAGATTGATACTGATATTGTATAAGCTCATGAAAGAAGCTGTATTGGACTGAATGACAATGAGGTCATTACATCCCTAACGGCTCATGTAAGATACATACACGGAACGAAGACAACGTACACCTACAATCTATGCAAGATAATGTATTGAAGAACGGTAATATATTATGGTATAGACCGGAGCTGATTGACAAGATAGGGATAGCTAAAGTAGAGTACTTCGAGAGTACCAAGAACGATACCAAACAACGGAAAGAGTGGGAGTATCTAGAGCTTATCAATAAATACAAACAGAAGGTATACGATATGATTCCAATAAAATCACCAAAAGTCCAGCAGGAGATACACGAATATATCAAAAAGAACGATAAAAAGATGTGGAGTGTTATGTATGCTGACCAAGAGATAATACCAAAAGATATCACAAAAGACATAAAAAACTAAATTATCTATTGTAATTTATATAAAAATCTATATACTGGTATCAACATCATTTATATTCTTATTAGATTATTATGACATTTCTAGGTATATTGTTCTTTGTTTATATTGTTATCTGATGTATTCTTTTAGATAGAAGACAAAAAAGATGATGACATGTTGAAGATATTTTATGAAATATATGTTTCCGACCGTTTATCAAAAAATAAACCTTTTATCGTTTTACTAGATTATTATGGATCATGATTATTATCGAGAAGACAAAGAACCAGCTAAAAGAGTTATAGATCTGACACCAAACCAATTAAAGATGGTAGTTGGATATGCTAAGAGAGCTAGACTAGATATAAGTATAGTTGTTGATTGGATAGAGAAAGGTAGGTTAACTATCAACGATATTAGAGATGGTATTTTATGAACTAGAGTATGATAATGCTTAGCAAAGAAGAGATAAACGAGAAATTAGAATGACTACGTAAGTCATTCCCTAGACGACCAACACCAAGTCCTTTTATTAAAATTAACCAAGAGAGAAAAATGGAAACAACAACCTATACACAAAAAGAAGTTATGTGATTTATACAGAACGTATTTGATTCATATCAACTAGAAGAAACTTGTGAAATATATTCAATTGATTTCGAGGAACGATTGAACAATCAATGACTGAACTGAAACAACTGAGACAACGAAGATAAGATGGAAGAGTTCCACGAACAACATCTAGAATCGTTTATTTATTAAGTTTTTATTATTTATATTATTATATCATGGCACACTGAAACAATACAAACACACCAGCTTATTTTGTTAAGTTATTAGGTGTAAAAGAAAAGAAACCTTTCTTTGAACTTTCTCATAAAGTTGAAGAAGAGTACGTAAAAGAACAATGTTCGTTTATCGAAGGTACATTTGACAGTATCGAAAAAGGTACATACGAACGAGAATGAAAACCAAGGAATATATTCAAGCTAAATCTAAAAGATAATGGTGAGAAATATATCCTAAATTTCTCGTATACACAATTAAGTAGAGGATTATTGAACTCACTGTTATGAGCTAAAGAGTTAAATAAGATTAGAATTGAGGTACGAGGTTATGTAAAAGAATGAGTAGCTAAGAACGCTATCAAGGTGTTATTAGATTGAGAGAAAGCTGAACGATCTATATCGTATGATGATATGATGATGATGGTAGAGGTTATCAAAGACTCTAATGATGAGTATGTAAGTTCAGACTACAAAAAACTAGACAAATATCTTATGGATAAATTCGATGAACTTAACAACAAGAAAGCAGTAAAAGAAGAAGTTAAAGAAGAGACAACAGAGGACAACGACTTACCTTTTAACTAGGAGCTTGATATTCTCCATAAAATGTCTAATTTTACCAACTAAATTACTATGAAAATATTAAAATGTAAGCAATGTATGATAGAAAAAACATTAGATAGTTTTTTAGTTTCTAACCAACAACTATGGCACGATTATGATTTATAATACTGTTTATCCTCGCTTGCGTACGACCACCATTACGGTTTATTATAGCGTTATTCATAGCTTTAGCATTTATTAACTGATAGATGAAAGAAATAATAAAAGATATCTGAGATTTGATTATTCATATAGAAAACGACACAAGAAGAACCAAGCTACCAGAGATGTCTATGAAGCTTATAGAGCTAACATTCATATTAGCTGAATCTAAACGTGAAGTAGTGAGGATGAAATGATTATACGATCGTACATTTATCAAGAAAAAAGAGTCATCTAAAATATACCTAGAGAAGTTAGCTAAAGACAAATACGAAAAAGCAGTTAGTATAGCAGACGAAAAAGATAAGAAGAAGATAAAACTTGATAAGGTATCGAATATAGACGCAGATGATTTCACTAAGCTAGAGATATTATCGTTCGTGGAAGAGTCTATGAAAAACGAGCCATGATTCAACACTCTCGTAACCAAACTAGAAGAACATCAGATGGTTATGGTATATCTAGATCCTATCATCAGGAGTTATACAGAATTGATCAACTCATGGAAACATGTAGACAAATCACCAAAAGAAAGTTTTAACCCTTGAACACAAACATGATAGATTTTATAGAATATCTTGTCGATGAACTGAACTTCAGGAAAGTCACCAAGATTTGTTGAACAACAGAGATAACGTTAAGAAAATATATCAATGGCTGAAACATCAGACCATCGTTAGAGAAAAAAATAGCTAGTAACATAGATGTATGGGTATCAACAGTATGAGATGAACGGTTAGATAGCTGTACAGACAAAACTTTTATGAAATTCCAAGACTAACTATGGATAGAGAACGAATATATATCGGATCATTGTATCTGATACTAGCTACACTAATAATCCACTCAATAATAATTTTTTAATTTTTCACCACCCTTTGAAATGATTTATGCGTTATGATTACTAATGATTATTTGTCCTTTATTTATTATCGCTATGGTGTGGATACCAGCGCTGAATAAAATATGGGCAAAGATTGTAGTTACCGCTATAACTATATACTGTGTTATTATGTTATGTGTAGCTGGTGTACAATACAACACACTAGAAGACACAGAATGAGCGTTAGATTACAGTATGGATACACAGATAGATTACCTACTTTGTGTAGAAGAAGCAAACACAACAGACGATTTCTGAGATTGTGTTATAGATTACCTAGACCTATTAGAAGAAGTGTTTTGAGATTAGTATTTTTTAACCTTTAATGAAATAAAATGAAAAAAAGACTTAATATCCCTTTTATTGTTATGTTGGTATTGTTTTGTTTAACTATTGTTTATATCATAACACAACAAACAACTGAAGTGGTAACAGATTACAAAGAGATGACAGCTTGACAGTTGTTGGATATCAAGATTGATTATGATGTTGATATTGATATATTGACAGCAAAAAGAGCGATAATAATAAACGAGTACGAGATAAGGAGATGACTAAAAACTCCAATAGAAGAGCTAGATGAAGTGATGGGTTTGAAATAGACCAAGTGCAAGTAGCACCAAGTCAGAAAACTGTCAATGTTATAGAAGAAGGTAAAAAGATTACCCACTTATGATATAAGATTGATGACATAAGACAACAATACGTACAATACGCTTACGATGTTTGAGGGATAGATTTAGTGTTGTTGATGGAATGCGAGAACGGGCAACGGAATCCTGCAACTAAAGGCGACTGAGGAGTAGCTCATGGGTTCTGTCAGATAAACACCAACTATCATACACTACCAACAAACTTCTTTGAATGGAAATCACAGATAGAGTTCTGTAATAAGAAGATGGTAGAGTGAACACCATTCTATTGACCTAGCAGGAATATAGATTGACAGAAATGTTATGAATATGTAAATGATAGATTTAAGATAGATTAACCTTTAACATTAACCTAAACAACCATGAACAAATTCACCAGACCAACAGAAGACACAATCCAAAAGCTGACTGATGATGATATAGTTATGCACTGAAGTATCTTGGATAAACTAATATCTTGAGAACTAACACACCCAGCTTTCATCAAAGAGCAAGATAGATGGACTAAAGAGTTCAGATCGAGACTCAACCTGATAGTGAACGACAGGAAATCTGAGCTAGCTAAGAACCTAAAGAAGAACAAATAGATTTTACTTTATATATAGAGTTATGAAAACACTAGAGCAGTTGAAAGAAAAGCGATTACAATTCGCAAGAGCTAATCCAAAGCATACAGATTTAATTAGAGAATTTATATCTGACATAAATAAACAACTCCAAGAAGCACCAAAGGTAGAAGAAGATGTGGTAGAGAAAATTAAAGAACAATACACTAAAGATATAAAATTATTGAGAGAGTTATACAAACAAGAACTTGATGCAATATCATTAAAAAGTTTAGATGAGTTTTTAATACGAGCAAACAATAGACCAAGACATCTCACTCCAGCAGATACAAGTGATAGCGAGTAGAATAGAAGCCACCACAAATAAGTTTTATTATTAAAGATATATTATGAAAAAGTTATTTATTATGTTACCTATTTTGTTTTGAGTGTTATTGTTTTCTTGATGTTGAACACAACAAGTTATTGAACAGGT